GATTTACCGCACTTTCTTCCTCTTAAGTCAAAGACCTCCCTAAATCTTCTTTTACCGGTAGATTTTTCTAACCAGCCGAAGGCTAATTGCAGCTTGGCTTTTTGGAAAAGCTCTAAGGTTAAAGGCTTACCGGCCCATTTGCCTTTAGATTGTTTACAGAACTTTTCGATAAAGGTAATGGGGCGGGTGCCGGCTATGGGATCAAAGTAAAAAGGAAAGTCCTCGGGAGGCTTAATTATCCACGAGGACTCTCTTTGGTAGAGTGCTTTTATCTTACGGCTTACCGCAAGACCGTTATTTATGGCCTCGGTGTATTCTAAGACATAATTCATCGTTCATCGTTAAACGTGTCCAATTCACTCCTGACAATGCTCTCGTCTTTAGGCAGCATGTCGGTTAGCTGTTTAATAATCGTCTGGTAGTTTTTATTCATGGTGTTATATAACTGGGCTACCGGACGGGTGCGTTCAAAGGTTGGCAGATCGGGTGACTGCGAATAATAACCCACACTGCCGTTCTTTAATAAGTCTTTTTCCATATCGGATAAGGTTACTTTCATAAAAGAAGCCGATTCGATTAAACCTTTAGCTAAATTAAGCTTATTAGCCGGTAAATCGTTAAAAATCTTATTAAGTCGGGCTATTTCTGTTCTGATTTTGCGGCCTTTCGGGGGGTCGGGAGGGTGAGGGGATGGTATTTGTTTAGTGGTCATTTTAGCTCCGATTGGTGTAAAAGTTGATAGGTGGTCACGTGTATTTAGGTCAGTTCTTGCCGACTAGGGCTCTCGGTCTTTAGATGTTTGTTTTTGAGGAGAGACTAAGGGGGCTACCCTCTTACCACTTGACCATCTTCGTTAAAGATAAATCCTTGAGGGAGATCTGCGCATCCTTTGGTCTCCTTGTCGTGACAGAGCATGCAGAGAGATTGTAAATTATCTGGGTTAAGAGAGATAGTGTAGTCGTGCAGGTTATCAGGAGAGAGCTCTATGATGTGGTGGACGTGTTCAGCTCTTCTATAGCAGTGCGTACAGGTGTAGTGGTCACGGGATAAAGCTTGTCTACGGACTGTTTTCCACACCCCTGAGTTATAGAAACTTTTTGCCCAGTCTTTTGGCATGTGTCTCCCAATAAAAAAGCCCCGAAAGACTCGGAGCTGATTTTCTTAATAAATGTACACTCTTGTACACTTTATACTTTAGCATACTTTGCGATTAAAACAAGCTTATTTATGCCCTTTTTTCCTCTTTTTGTCCAAAAAGATGTTTATTTGAGGCTGACTATTTGCAGAGTTTTGCCGTCGGCGGCTAACAGTCTGATGATAGTAGACAGACGCGGATCGGTTGAGCCGGCTTCCAAGCGTGAGATGATAGCTTGCTTAACGCCACTGGTTTTGGCCAGTTCGTATTGGCTGATACCGGCTTTCTTCCGAGACTCAATCATTTGACCGATAAGAGCCACCCTGATATCACTTTCGGCTATTTCTTCAGCAGTATATAATTCTTTTCTTAAGTCTTGCCATTCACATGCTACAGGACTTATTTTGGTGTTTTGATTGCTTAATTTACTCATTGTCTATTCTCTTTCTCTATGGCTGGCTAGATTAAGTAAAGCTTTTTCTATTTCCTTTTTTGGCGTTTTGTTGGTCTTTTTAGTGAAATGATGCAGTATGATAATGGTTTTATTTTCCAGAAAAGCAAATAGGAGTCTTTCCTGTCTGGGTCTAATCTCCCATATCTCGCCGTATAGGTGGTCAATATATTTCGGGTGCAAGATGGACAGTTTTTTGCCATATTGAGCTAACGCCTGAATATAGTCATTAATTTTAGCTCTTTGAACGCGGTTTTCATCACTGTCTGGAGTTCTCAGACTAACTATATAATCTACAACCGGCCTTTCGCCGTTTTCTTGTCGGTAGAAAATAATCCTAAATATCTTCCGAAACTCCTTTTATCCAACACACAGCAACATTAACTAACTATAGTATATACTTTTAAGTAAGTATTTTCAATAGCTTTTAGTTGGTATTTTACAATATATCATCAAGCCCGAAATTCGCACTGTAAATGGCTTCTGCTTGTCTTATTAGAGTATCATACGACTTAATCTGAATTTTATTTGTTTCTAAGTATTGTCTTCCGTCAAGAGAAATACGCGAAAGCGCTGTATCTCCACAAATAAAATATGCTTGTATATCAAGCTCCCGAAGCGACGCTCTACCTGGTTGCTTTTTTAAGTTATCTGCTATGGCTTCTCTATACTTAGAAATTTGATTTACTATAGCCCTATGATCTGGCGTTGAATATGGTGTAGCTTTCTCTCTCTTTATTTCCACGATTATAGGATTTAGTTCACCAGCAATATCAATAATAATATCAATATATTGTTTTGTTTCATCTTCGTTGTTGATTCCACAAAGCACATAATAGTCTTGTGTTTTGACGTTTTTAGGTTGAGCAATCCAATATGGTTCAATTAACCATGGATGTTTCGCTAAATGATTTTCAAATACTTTTTCAACTTCGCCACTACCTCTATACTCTTGCAACTTCTTTACTATTTGAAGCTTTTCCTCAACATTAGAACGCAATCTAATTGCATGGTTGATTTCGGAAAAATTGAAAATTTCAGCAAATGCCTGCAAAATTTCTTCACTAGTCAGGCCCGTTTTCTCTAAAAGTTCTTGTAATGCTTCTTTGTTAACCATTTGGAAAACCGCAGGGAGTATTACATTGGCCATCGCTAACGATTTTTCGTCTTCACTAGCTGTTTCACGTGGTCTATCAAATAGTCTTTGAGCATACTTATTTATCTTATTCTGTTCTGTTACTGGTAATCTATCATAAGTTTTTTGTAATCCTGAACTACTAAGTGCTTTTTGTAGGTATTCTTGTTGATCTACCGGACGCAATGCTCTAAACTCGCCCCAATAGATTAGTATATTAGTTCGTATTTTTTTAAGATATTCACGTAGTTCTATGATCTCCGCAACTTCATGGTTCAATCCTTCACGACTACTTAAAACAGGGTCAATACCAATGTCGTCTAAAAAGTCGGCGTTGACTTCCCCAATAACATAGGCATTAGCATACATATCACTCGGATAATTCTTAAAAATATCTTCGTCGGCGAGTTTTCCATTAATATAGATAACAACACCTTTAACCTTAACTCCCTCGTTAGTTTTTAAGTTGGTTGGAAGTTCTACTGTTGCAATCCACCCTTTAGCATTGCGCCACGGATGTTCTACTATCTTAATATTATTGTCATGAATATTCGCGAAAAAATGTTTAATTTCTTCTTTTGTGTAACCAAAGCAATGTACAAGCTCAATACTGTCATAATAAAAATGCTTCTTTAAATCAAGCTCGCCATCTTGTAAAAATAGTTTGAACTTTCCATCATTTACTATCGTTGTAACAGAAAATCTTTGCGGTAATAGGGCCTTAAGTGAAGCCACTGTTGTTTCTGTTATCTTCTTTTTGAGATTGGGTAAATATATTACTGTACCAGTCGTAACACCTATTTTGGCAAAAAAGCCGAATTTGATTTCTATCTCATTAAGATTATCAACACGTTTTATAGGAATGGTTACGGTCGGCTCTTTAGTATCCAGCATGTCATGTTGCAACTCAATAACTTTCCAATTAGTATCGGCGTCGCTTTTTGTATACAAAACATACTTATCTGCCAGACTAAATGCCGAAAATTTTCCTATTCCCTTTTTGCCCATATATGGGCGTTTGGTAAACCCATCTGGAATTCTCACGTCAAGATCTTTCATGTATCCCGACTTAGCATATCTCTCTTGTAGTTCTTCATCTGTCATACCTATGCCATCATCAAATATCAACAAATCGTTATTGTTAAAGAATATCTTGCATTCATTGGCGTACGCATCCCATGCATTTGCTACAAGTTCCGCAATTGCGGGAGGATTAGTTGTATAGAGATTACGTCCAAAGTGTTTTACTGCACCGAAAGCAATCTGAAAATCCAATTTAGACAGCTCGTCAGGCATTAATTACCTCCCGCCACATGTTTTAATATACTTTGTCCTATAACCTGTCCGAGTTGAACTGGTACGGCATTTCCTATATGTTGAGCAATTGTTTTTATTGGGATATTCACACCGTCTGGTACAAAACAATAATCTTGCGGGAACGTCTGTAATAAAGCACCTTCGCGAAGTGTTATAGCGCGATCTTGCTCCGGATGCCCGTAACGTCCTGTGCCATAAGAATAGAACTGTGTTGTCATAGTCGGAGCTATTTTATCCCACTCCATTCTTGCATAAACAGAAGTGTATGTTGCTCCAGTTTCACGACGATGGCATTGTGCTCTCAAGCTTTCATTCCAATCTTTCCAGCTGCCACCAGGACGCGAACTCTTTATTCTCTGTAAATTCAAATTGCTAAGAGCAGCAGTTTTGTGCAATGGATCTGTGCTGCAGACTCCTCCTGCAGTAACAGATGGTAAGTTGGCAATATATTGTCGAACGGTTGTATATTCGTCTATATTGTGTGTTTCGGGAATAATCGTTATTGCTCCTAACCTTGAAGCAAGAAGAACGGTACGCCGTCTATTTTGCGGTATGCCATATTTTGGGCAGTATACTGTTTTATAGGTAACTTTATATCCGTTATCATTAAGGATTTGTAGGAAGTCAGCAAATACATTGGTTCTTTGTATTTTAGGAACATTTTCCATAGATACAATATCTGGTAAGCTTTCGCGTATTATCCTGCCAAATTGTGCCAAGAGATTCCACTTTACATCTTGTTCAAATTTCTTTTTCTTATCGTCGCTTTTACGATATTTAGTTACCATATTAGAAAATGGCTGACACGGCGCACACCCTACTAGCACTCGAGTGACTCCTGGGGTATAAAGCGCATTTATTTGTTCGCCGGTAACATCTTTAACGTCTTGAGCAAAAAAGTGGGCATTATTATTATGTTCATACGCAAAACGACAGGTCTCGTCTATATCAAAACCAGCTATGACAGGAACGCCGGCGTCAGTTAGGCCTCGTGTCAGCCCACCAATTCCGCAGTATAGATCTATTGCTTGTAATGACATATAAAACCTCTAATTTTATATTATAACTTGATAACATAACTCTTGTTAAGTTTTATCTTTTTTGGGCTAAAATTTCAGATATTTTTTGCATAGCTGAAGAATGCAGACCTTCGTAAGTAGACGAACTGATACCCATAAAAAGATAAATCTCTTTGCAGGGCTTTCCTAAGATGTAGCGCTGTTCCAAGACAACTCTCTGACGGGTGTCTTTTAAGTTATCTATCATCTCTTTAGCTTCTAAATACAGATCAAGAAGCTTTTTCTGATCATCGGCTAGTTGTCCTTTAATGTCGGTTATTCTGGTTACACATTCTTCCAGCATTGATTTATGCAGAATAGGTGTCGGCATACCATCTAGCGTAGGAGAAGTTTTAACAGACATAGCCTCTAGAGCTTCAATCTGTTCAGCCTTGCTTTTAATGGCTAAAGATACTTGGGATATTTGTTCTAGATATGTTTTAGCGTCCACGCTTACTCCGCTGTTCATATTGCCTCCATGCCATATTGACATGGCGTTTGCTCTATTCTTTTTTGCGCCATAGCGCAATAATCAGAGTTGAGATCAATACCGATGAAGTTTCTGCCGTACTGCTTGGCTACCACGCCGCTGGTGCCGGAGCCACAGAAGGGATCTAAAACGGTATCGCCTTTGGCGCTGCCGGCTAGGATACAAGGGGTGATAAGTGCCTTCGGAAAGGTGGCGAAATGAGCTTCTTTAAAGCCTTTACTGTTAACGTGCCAGACGCTGCGCTTATTACGCATAAAGTTAGAAGGCATGTAGTCTTGGCGCGATCTACATAAGTCTGGTCGTACTTCTTCATATGTGCCGTTTCCCTTGCCTTTATTGTTGAGCGTCTTACGGCGTATAAAATCGGCTATGTTTGATGAGCTGCACGGCTCTTTGATGGCTTGGTGGTCAAAGTAATACTTTGGTTTTTTAGCCAATAAAAAGATATGCTCGTGGCTTTTAGTGCATCTGTCTTTGACGCTTTCCGGCATGGGGTTGCCTTTAGCCCAGATTATTTCCTGCCTAAGTATCCAGCCGTTACTCTGAAGAGCAAAGGCCAGTCTCCAGGGCATACCCAATAGGTTTTTAGGCGGCAAAGGGCTTTTAACGTTGATTTGCTTATTTAAATCATCTAAGCGTTTTTGCTGTCCCAGCCAGCCTTTACCTTGTTGACATAGATAAGTATCGCCGTAATTTATCCACAGTGTACCGTCACCAGTTAATACTCTTTTGACTTCTGCAAAAACAGCTATCAATCTTTGGATATGTTCCTCGGGTGTTTCTTCCAGACCTATTTGCATATCAACTCTGGTAGCACCGCATTTATGGCAGTTATTACGATTAAATCTGACGGTATGAGAACTGCTACTGTCACTGTTTCTGCGCTTAGGATCATGTTCACCAGAGGGTATTTTGTGGTCACAAGTTGGGTCATTGCCGCCTATCCAAGTAGCTGTGCCGTAATCTCGAAGGCCGTAATAAGGCGGGCTAGTTACACAAGTTCTGCAACTTTCTTTAGGCAAAGTCTTTAAGACATCAAGGGCGTTG